CAGTTCCTCTACGGGTGTATTCAAACTACGCTGGTACTTTTGCTCCAAAGACAGCATGTTTGTTTCATTATCATTCAGCACAAGTGAAGCACCAAAGCCCATGTCTTCAAAGCCTTGGTCTTTTGCTTGCATCGTGTCCGATAAAAACTCCATAAAACGATTTTGTTTTTCGGGGCCAGCCATGTCTGTGACTGGAATGTCTGTGTCTAAACCAAACTCTTCATACAGGCTAGACAGATTAAATCCTTCTGCTTTCTTCTGTTGTTTTTGCTGAAAGCCACCAATGCCCTCTATCAGACCAGACAGTTTTTCCATGTCTATCTGAGGTGATTTATAATTAGATAAATTGTCTTTGGCCTGTTGTAGTTTGTCTGCACCAATACCACCAAGACCGGTGGTTGGATTAGCAAAAAGACCCGGTACTTTTGGTGCCATTTTTATAAGCCTTGTTGAATAAGCCTGATAATCTGATTAGCCACAGTCGGTGAGATGTTTCGACCAGTGAGTGAAGTTCTTAATTGGTTGATAAGTTGTTGTCTCTCACCAACAGGTGTCTGCATAATTTTCTGACGGAACGAGCTTATAAACTGTCCTATCTCTCCACCAAAACTTAAAGTAGCGGTTGGGTCACCATCAAAATAACCTGTTCCAGAAGTGGTTATTTGAGGCGAAAGTAAAGTAAGCGCATCGTTGATTGCTTTATTTATAGATACAGGGTCGTTGTTCACTTGACCGGACAAAACTTGGTTTGTAACCAAATCTGTAATTTGCCCATAGACACCACTGTACAAAGGTTTTAGTTCGTTATCGTCATAAGCCTCGTTTCCAAACAATGGTGTTCCGTCTGCACCTGAGTAGTTTAGAACTGCTGGGCCAATCATATCCCGAAGAGGTGCCATATTTGATAAGGTCAAAGGGTTCGCCTGACCTTGTGCATTAGCCCTAATCATGGCCCCACCTAGTGTGCCAATTAGGTTATCCCTTGCACGTTTGTTTGCTTGTGCCTGATTGAACTGTGCAATGTCATATTTAGATGCAAGCCCCAGATTGAACTGACGTTGCTCTTCAGCCGCCGCTCTTAGCTTGGCTTCTTTCTGTTTATCAGCGGCACTTAGCTGACCAGCCAACAGGCCGAGGTTACCGAGTGTTGTCATAAATCTAGACATGTTAGGACCCTACGCTTTGAACTGCGCCTTTTGAGGCTAGTGTGAATGGATTGCCTTGACTGGCCATAAGTCTTGCCTGTGCTTCTGCTGGCCCCAGACCTAAGTTCAAGTTCTTGAACATGTTGTTCTGGTATTGCTGAAGAGCCATCATGGCATCCATAGGCAACTTAGATTGCAGTTCAGCAAACTTGGCATCCAATGAAGCCAGACCTTCCGTAGCAATCGTGCTGTCTGTGAGACCTCTTGCAGACATAGAGCTAACCCAATCAGCCTTGGCTGTGGCGTATTGTTCGTTCAGTTCATCCTGACGCTGAGTTGTATATTCGTTCATGAAGGTCTGACCAAAATCTGAGTTTGGATCAGTCTGCGCCCGGACACGGGCAACTTCTTCAGCGTATAGACGTGCGGCTTGCTCTTGTGGGCTTTCAGCAAATGCTGTAACCAAGGCGGCACCTACAGACACAGCTTGCATCGGGTCATCCATAGCTCTCTGGGCAATGTTGTCCATCACGCCCTTGAAGCTAAATTCTTGGTCCCCACCAACTCTTGGAACGGGGGTAGTCATGATATTTCCGTCTGGACCGCGTACAATCGCATTCCCGGTTGCATCAAAACCGATAACAGGCATACCACCAATCATCATTTGATTATTAGTCTGGGCTAACATGTTGCCGGTGCCGCTACCTACACCACCACCCGGCACTGTGTTTTGACCCGGCACTACGTTTGGTGGGTTGAATTGACCACCACCCCTAGAACCATCAGGAAGCTGTGCTACGCTGGTTCCTGACGGTGCCGAACCATAAGCATTACCCGGATTGATTGACCCTTTGGCACCACTAGCCATATTCATTGCGGTAGTTGTATTTCCAAACTGCGCTGGGTTATTGGGTTGGCTGTATTGCATCATCGATAGTGCTTCGTCATCTGCACGTATCATTTGATTACTACGTGAAGGTAATGGCTCACCATCACGCCCAAAACTGGTTGCATATGTTTGAGCAAAGGGGCGTTCACCCATACCAGTTTCCGAAGCTGATAAACCAGTTCCTGAAGCAGTCAAATTGGGGTTGCCCGGTCCAGTTATTGAAGGCATAGCTGTTTGCGGCTGTGCTTGACCACCACCACCGAATAAACTTCTGTATGTGTCTTGGAAGGTGCCGACTTTACCCATGCCTTGTGCTAGGCCATAACCACCCAGACCGGCTTGCAGTGCGCCCGATACACCCCCGGCTGACAAACCAGAAGCCACATTCAAGCCACCCAGACCTGTTGTCAGATAGTTTCCATACTTCATATTATCGAAAGCACCCAGACCAGCAAGTCCACCACCAATAGCTAGACCAGCCCTTACTTCGTCCTTTCCAAGGAAGTTTCTAATTTTCTTAAAGACACTCATAGCTATCTACCTCTATTTTGCTGTATTTTACCGGCCCTACCACGGCCTTGACCCATACCCAAACCTGACACATCCAACTCATCAGATATGGCCATAAATGGAAAATCGTTTGTAGTCATGCCGTATACATCTTGACCCGGCATACGTCTTCTTTTTAACAATCCTGTTGGTGCAGTATCAGGTATATCGGGTCTGATACTTGGTTGGTCAGGAATTGTTTGTAGTGGCTGGGATATAGGTGTATCACCGCCATCACCCATGCCCGTAAACATAGAACGGCCCCGCGCTTTACTATCAGAAAGCTGTGGCAAGAACTGATTTATATCTACTCCAGCAAAATCTAAACCTGTAGTAACAAGACCAACTTCTGGAAATCCTAAAGCAGAGCTAACTGTACCAAATATAGTTGCAGTATCTTTATCTAGTTGTGCGTTTTTAATTTGGTTAGCTGTACTCGCTAGACCAAATGCTGTAGAAGCGGGGCCGACAGGTGAAAGAAAACTAAAGACTTTTCCGATGTCGCTTCCAAAGAAACCTCTGCCACCACCTTCAACCATGTAAGAACCGGTTTCTGGGTTGTAGTCTACAACCTGTTGATTGCGAACTACGCCCTGACCGCCTAATAACTGGTCGGCTCTGCCTAACTTAATATCTGGATTTGCCGCTAGAAGTTCTGCAAAGGCAAGTTGTTGTGCGCCCTTGGTCATGTTTCCTATGTTAGGGACCCCATACTTTTCGCCGAGGTCCTTCAATTGGTCTTGAGTTACCAAAGCAAAGTTACCGGCTTCGCTGGCTGTCAAACCTAAGTTCTCAGATTTAAACGCTTGTTCGTTACCGCCTTCGCCATAGAACCTACTAAAATCTTGAGTTACAGTATTGTCACCGCGTCTGTCTAGACGTTCCTGAAGGTCTTGCTGACGCTGACTTCTATCAAGGGTCTGTGAAGGTATCTCACCAAACTCCACATCTCCTGCCACGCCGCTCTCAAAAGCCTCGTTTTCAAAACCCTCGGCTCTTGCGCCAGTAGCACCAGACACACCGCCTGTTAAAGTTCCTGATACATTATCAAAAGACCGTTTGGCAGATGTAGGTGCTGTGTACCCAGCCTGACCGATGACTTGCTGTGTAACGCCTTGAATAACAGAACCAACACTACTGCCTTGATTGGCTGTACCGCCTTCTGCCGTAGCAAACGGGTCTGTGCCTGTGTTTAGGAATGTCGCAATCTGTGATACGCTTGCGCCTTTGTCAGCCATAGTCCGGGCATAATCTACTTCCGATGTTGTAGCATTTTGCAATGCTCCATAGTTATTACCGGGTTGACCTGAACCAGCACTCGATGTCCAACCAATTGCCGCATCATCTGATGTAGAACCTGTTTTAGAAACACCGCCTACTCCAAAGATGGTGCCGCTTGAAGAACTATCATCATCACCACCAGAAGACCCGCCACCGGAACTAAAGTTGTTATTCCCGCCGCCCGTACTGAACTCACCGCTATCACCGACACCATAAGGGTCATCAACACTAGAGCCGCCACTGTCACCGCCATCACTGCTAAAACAAAATATCTTGGATTGAATAGGGTCAAGCACATCAACACAGTCTGTCAATGTGATACCATCTCTATAAGGATTTATCTTTTGTAACATGCTCAAACGCCATACCTATTTTACGTATAGAACCATCTGGATATCTTCGGACCCAGTAAGCCCTATCTGTATTGAAGCTGGGAGCAATCGGTGTAAGATACTCGCGTACCCATCTACCAAGTGTTCCAACATCTCCGTATGGCGCAATCAAATCCATGATGTATATCCGTTGTCCGCTCTTCCAGTCCTCTGGCTGTAGTTTGCGTGTACGGTTTAAAAATGAATTTTCAGCCTCGTAAGACAAAAAAGCCCAACTTATAAACCCAATGACCTTGCCGTCCCTGTAGAACAGTCGTGCTTGGTCTATCTCCATCGGCACAATAAACAGACGTTGTATGTCCTTTATGTACCAGTTTCTGTGCAATTCAGAGCCTAGACACAACTCTGTAATGTCACCCAATACTACATCATTTTTTATCTCTAGGCTAGACATAGACATAGACATAATTATTTAATGTCAACCACTAATGCAAAGTCTAGGATTCTTAGTTCACCAACCACGTCATAATCGTTGTTAGAGCTGGATGTCGTAGTAAACTGCAAAGAGATAGCTTTGGCTCTGTGTGGTATCGGAATATCAATTGGTCTGGTCTGGTCACCACTAATACCGGTGGTTGAAGAAAAGCTATCTGCTTCAGGACGGACTGTTGTAGACTGTAAGTTATTATTGTCTTGGTCAAAGACTGTAATTGTAAAATCGGCTGTTCCTACAGCCCGAACAATAAGCCGTTTAAACATCTTGTACTGGTCTGGTGTGTTCAGACTGAGTAAAGGTGTACGGATGCTCATATCAGCTTGGGTTGGTTTAGAACCTCTAGTTAAGTCCTGACCATCACCTGTACCGTTTCCCCATGTACCAACTTGTAAAGCAGAAATCTGTGCGCTTGTATCTGGTCTCGCAAAGAAAGAAGCACAAGAAATGTTTGTAAGAGGTGAGAAAGAGAAAGACCTGAAACCCCCACGACCAACACCGGGTTCGTATGTAAATGTCAAACGGTCAAATGTTTCGTTAGTACCGGTGGGGGTAGTAAAATCGCGAGGAAAGAAAACATGATACTGTCCTATTTCACCATCCCAAACGGCATGAGGTTCTTGTCTTTCTCCTGTAGTAGGGCAAGACTGTACAGCTTCCTGAAACTTATCTTGTATCTCTCTAGATAACATAATCGTTTCAAGTGTAAGTCCTGAAGCCGCACGTCTCAGACTGTGAATACCGAAACGACTACAGAAGAATACATCTGTACCTACGTTTACCGCTGTGTTTCTTCCAAAGATACCGATTGGCACTCTGAAGTCTCTGGCGATTTGCCACTGATTGATGTTGGTATCCGCGAGGTAGACCAGAGTTTCGTTCTGACCGAAGATAACCAGCTTGTCTCCTTCAAGAACTGCCAAACCTTTAATGACATCATTACTGGAAAACTGGTTCTTAACGTCCAGTATGAGGCCGTCTGTGGCGGCAGGAGTTGTGCCGCTCGATGTATTAGTACGCCAATCATCAAAACTATCCTGTACACTAATGTGGATTTCTGTAGGTTTATTAGGTATCCCTGCGACAGCCAGTCTGTTTAATATGTTGACGGCGTGACCCCCGTCTGGGTAGCGACCAAGAGAACTTGCATTAGTTGTGGTAGCGGATTGGTAAGCACTTCCATCCCAATATTTTGGAACGTGTCCTTCCATAAAAGAAAATTGTTTCTGGTCAAAGTTAACAATACTTATAGGTGTTATAGCCGCTGTAGAAGCGGTGAATGCTCCGTTAAAAATAACATTGTTTGGTGAACGAATATCAATGTCTGTGCCATCATATTCGTACTCAATAATGTACTCAGACCCAAAATGAGCAATGTTATAGATTTTAGTTGTACCTTGACCTGTATTGTCTACACCGGGTCCGCGTACAATCTGGCCACGAAAATCTACATACGCCCCATCTAGTTCTACAAAAAACCTTTCGGACATGTTTGTAGGACTGGTAACTGTGTCCAAACCTATAAAACGATTGAAAGGAAATAAACGCCTAGCCATTAGGTGTACTCGTTAATCTCAACCTCTAGATTACCTTGAATATTAATCACGGAACCTAACCAGTTGTTTAGGGTGTTTAGGTAAATAGAGTTCTTCAACTGTATCAAGCCGGTGTTATTCGTATCGATGTCATCTACGGAATAATATGCTTTGAGACCTTCAATCACGACTTCATCATCTATGGCTCGACTGTCTCCGATAGCCTGATATCTTTTTAACCTGACCTTATACGGATGTTTAACCGCTACATTCGACACGGTGGTATCAGCATCGTCTGCAAGTAAATACGTGCCGCTTACAACAGAACCGCCAGAGGTTTTAGGTTTTACCACAAAAGAATACAAATCAGAGTTGCTGTGACCAGCACCTATTATTTTAACGGGAGTGTAAGTTCCAAACGTCACTGTCCCAGAAGAAACTGTTAGTTCATTAGAGCCAGAGGTCATAGAACCAGTCTGATCATCATAAGCGTTATCTAGTAAATCAAGGAATGTGGGATGCCGGTTGATGTCTGCTACAATACGGTTTGCATAGTTTATAAACTTTTTTTCTTCTAATGCCCTCAAGACAGCGGGACTAGCCTCACCATTTTCTTTGAGCATATCATCAACCAACTCAGAGAGTGTCGAGAATTGACCGGTGCCAGAACCAGAGGGATTAAAACTAGACATGTTAACCTACCACAACTTCTTGAATACGTCCCTGTCTGTAAAAAACATGCTTGCGAATAAAGTCTGCTACGTCAGGTTCAACAGCAACCTTGCCTTGTTCAAACCGAACTTTATGCGGTCCAGCATCTACATCAATGTTGGTTCGCCCATTGAACTGGAAAAATATCAGGTCTGAGTTTGATTTTTTTGCTTCTTGAAGTTCAACCAATTTAGGGTCATCTTTCATCGAAACCACGCGACCATCTACGGTTACTGCATCCTTCTCCATAAAGATGTGGTCTTTGCGATATAAATGATGTCGTTGTATCTGTTCTGCCAGTTTTGCATCAACAGAAAGCGCACCACTTTCAAACTTATAAATCTTACCGTCTATACTAATTTCCATATTCGGACGTTTGGCATAAAACTTCACCTTTTTCGCTGGCATTACTGTCTCCTGTCTAAGTAAAAGAACCGCCTACAGAATAATCTCTATAGGCGGTTCTGTCTAGATTTTACTGTTAATCCGTGTCTGGATTAAGCTGTCGCATTCCAGCCAGTGATGACAGCGTGTGTCTTTTCCTGAAGAATTTCCAGACCAGCTTCGGTCAGGTATTCATCAATCACGCCATCTACGCCGTTACCCTGACGGTCCTTCAGAAGCTGTGTATCATCTACATAGCGGTAGCGAAGGTCCTTTGTATCAAGAATAATTGCGTCTTTTTCAGCACCGGGGATTTGACGGAACATTGGGTGGGTCTTCACCTGAAGAGTTCCAGCAAAAGTATTGTAGGTGGTGAAAGTCACACCGTAGGCATCACCAGTACCAGTAGAGTTAATCTGGTAACGGTTCTTTGCCAGCTTCTGGAGATGGTCTGCCACCTTCCAGCCGGTCAGCATTAGCTTTTCGGATGAACCGAAAGCAAAGGCTTTTTCTGCTAGGAAAGCGTCAAACTCAGCTTCAGTAAGCACACCAGCGTTTGCATTGGCGGCGGCATCTTCTACGTTAGTAGTGATGGAGTTCATCAAGCCGTCAGTGTAACGCTCTGGTTTACCAGCGGAACCGGTAATGATGTCTTTCTTACCGAAAATCATCGCACGTTCCATACCAACCATATGCTCTTTCAAAGCATCGCGAGACTTCTCAAGGTACTGGTCACCAGTACGGAAGTTCGTGTGCATCGCAGTACGTGTGATGCTGTATGGTGTACGGAAAATTTGGCAGAAGTTTTCGGTGCTTGCGGCATCGTAAGAGATGCTGTCTGGGACATCCGCGCCTTCAGCGTTTGCATTACCAATCATGAAGAAGATGTCATTAGCAGTAACAGATGCACCAGTACCACCATTACCAACACCGCGAGTTACGGTCAGGGTAGTGGTTGATGGCTTGCCAGTTACCTTGATAACTTCGCCAGTATTGAAGTTTCTCATCAGCATACCAATGCGGATGAAAGTCAAATCAGCCGCCGCAGTTGCAGTTAGAGTAGTGGCAGCAGCAGTAGCTGTGCCAGAGTGGGTGAACCTAAAGTCCGGTAAATCCTTACGGAAGTTGTGAAATTCAGGGTCATCAGTTGCTTCGGAAGGAAGCATCGAGAGAATTGCCGTCAGTGGGGCCGAACCATTCGGCTCCAGCATCAGGTACTTCTCACGATAGTTTTCAGGGCGATGGTCAGCGGGAAAAGACCCGGTGCCACGCATACCGAGAGTAGCCATAGTAATTACCTCATATAGCCAGAGTTAAAAGGGGTTCGCCTCTCTGATTGCTCCGCTAGGTAATTGTTAGGCTAGTTTCCGCTCGGTCTTGGCCGACACAACGCCGTTTGGTTGGCATTCATCAAAGTCAAGTACATAATAATATAGACACAGACACAAATCAACTGTTTATGTCTGTGTCTGTGTCTAATTTACAATAGGTGATTTGTAAGCTGTTCTACGTTTTCTATTTCGTAAACGCTTCCAATCAAACCATTTGCGTTTTCGCACTACTAAAGAAGGTCAAGCATCTGGTCATTAAAGCTACGATTTGGTGCGGCTTGACCCGGTTCGTCCGAACCACGACTAGCCACAGTCTCACCACCAGCCCGTGCAATATCTTTTTCGACCTGTTGCTTCATCTGCGCTTGTTCTGTCGCACTACGATTACCGCTTGCAATTGCATGATAATCACGAATTGATTTGTCCATAGCAGTAGGGTTCATTGCGATTGCACTCTTATATCCGGGGAACATCTGCTCTTGCATCTCTACGAAAGAGACAAAGTCGTTGAAGGTCTGTTCATCATCAATGCCAAGTTCTTGAGCGGTGGCGGCGGCTTGAGCATCAACAAGGGTTTGCTGTGATTGCCTAGCCGCTTGCTCTTGCTGTTGCTTGAACATGTTAACATCTTCTATCAAAGTTGGCAGAATTGTGGCCGCTTGTTCTATAGCAGTAGAATATTTGAAGATGTTTGCCATCGACTTAAATGCCGCATCAGTTGGCTGAAGACCGTTTTCTTCAAAAAATTCTTGGGCCGCTTGTGTGGCTTGCTCATCAGACTGCACGTTCTTTTGCATAACGCGAGGGTCAGAATTAGCTTCTGCTACGGCAGGACTTTCAGCGGGTGTAGCATCTGCTTGACCTTGCTGTTGTGCCTGAAGCATCTGTAGCATACCTTCACCCATAGCATTAGCTATTTGATTAGGGTCTGTGATGCCGGTTTGCTCTTGCACACGTCTGGCAAGTTCCATGATTGGGCCATACTTGCTGTCCATACTCTTGAACTGCTGGAGCATAGTAATAGCTTTTTCTTCAGGTATCTCTTCTTCCTGACCGCGATACTTAATCTTGAGCATACGAGAGATAGCATCTGCCTCTACATCACCCATATCTTGAGCGTTTGCATCACCGGCCTCTGCGCCAGCCCTTGGGTCAGGGTTGTTTGTCACTTCAAAATCAAAATCTACAGGCATTCTATCGTTAGCCTGTAATCGTTCTGCCGCTGAAAAACCAGATTTATCAGGGTTCGCTTCTGCCTCTGTCTGTGGGGTAGGGGCATTTGCTGGCGGGTTTGCCGCCTGTGCAGGGTCAGTGATTGCCCCAGAGCCGGGGTTCTTCTGTGCGGTAACTTCCGCTTCTGTCTTATTCTCAGCCATCGTTTTCAAACCTTTCAATTTCCTCTTGCGTCTGTGCTTCCTGTATCATTCTTTCTGGAAGCTCTAACGCAGTGCGAAATGCTGACATTAACGAAGCACATACTCGTAACTGGTCGGCTTCAGCCGATGCATTACTTATCAGTGCCAACTCAACCCTTTCATACTCGGCTTCTAACCGAGACCTGTAAGTCTGCCAAAAGTAATTTTTTTCTAACTTTTGAAATCCTTTTGTGAGTTCTTCACTCTTAACTTCCTTTGCCAATTTTTATCCTCTGTCTTTTTCTTCGTCTGACTACCGGTATGTCACAACAACAAGTCCGTGTTTTTCGCACACGTCTATAACTCTCTGGCCTGTTCTCAGAGTTGCCAGATATGGTGGATGTCATTCCTGAGTAAGCCTTCATCGAACTCTCGGCGTAAGTGGTTGAGGCTGATTCGGAACCACACCCGGCTGACCCATTTCTTGAACGGCTTGTCCCATCGGAACCAGATTTCCAGCTTGAAGTTGTTGCATAATCTGTTCATCAGGAACCACCTCACTAGGTTGTTTCTTCCAGTTCTCTACATCTGTAAAACCAAAGCTCTCAATCAATCGTTCTACAAACATATCCATGTCATAGTTTTGTGCGGCCCCTGTTTCAGATAGAACACGAATAGCTCTTATTAAATTTTCTGAATTTTCTTCAGGTGATTGTGGGAGCGTCCCGTCTACAACCACATAATCAAAGTCACCAAGAATATCACTACGACTATATTTAGTATCACCTAACGGATTATCATTGGTGCTTTCTTCTGGAATAGAAACCATGCCGCCATCAACCTCAAAGAACTGAAGGTTTGATATCATCTGACGCACAAGAG